AGGAGTGGGTAGGTAAGTAGGTAAGTAGGTAATTTGCGTTAGATTTGAGACATGGCCCCAAGGACTCCAGAAAGCATCCGCAAAGACCAACTTCGGGTGGTCAAACAGTGGCTCGATTTGTCCTGGCCACGGCACCGGATATACGAGTCTGCTGCACAGGCCTGGGACTTCGACAATGACCAGACAGACGCGCTGATTTCAGACGCGAGGTCCGAATACAAGAGCTCAATGAGCGTGGAACGCTCGGAGTTCCTGGCACAACAGATGACCAGGCTGGAGGCACTCGCTGCCAAGGCCCAGGAAGACGGGCAACTGGGTGTGGCGCTAGGGTGTTACCGGGAGCTGCACATGCTCGCGAGTCTTACTGGGAAGTAGCAATGGCCCGCCGGTACAACAGAGATAAGAATGGCCGCTTCGCCAGTACTGGAGCTGGTGGTGGCAGTCGTTCTTCGGCACCTAAAACACGCAAGCCTGGGCCGACTCAAGAAAAGATCGCGAAACTTGAATCACGCATTAAGCGCCAGGAACAGTTCGTGCGCCGGATGGGTGTAGGCAAATTCTCTGCCAGCGAGATCAGGATCGAGAAGCAGGAATTGCAGAGACTGCGTTCTAGCGTTGCTGGCCTGAAGGCTCGTAGTGGGCGCTGATGGAAGAAGGCGTGTGGGTGGAATACGAGGATCTCAAAGCTTGGGTGAGTAGTCACCACTTAGTGCACGAAAAATATCTGATGCTGCAACGTCTTTACGAGCGCCGGCAAGATCACTTGAACCAGGCGTCGGCGATATCGGTTGAAACGTCGAAGCCATAGTTCTCGTTGGCGACATCAATAAGAATATCGAACAGGATATGATCTGCGTCGATTTTGTCGAGTTCGCGGCCCAGCGTGATCATCTCGTCGGCACTCAAAGTCTTGGCCTTGGTGGCGAATTCTTCGAGGATGGCTTTTTTGCTGGTCATTTGCTTGGCGGGTGAAATTGGGTGGGAGGGGCGGTGAAGGATTCTAGGTCGCTCTTTGCTCACCTGAGGGTCCGTTTTGCCCTCCCATATACGTAGTATATCACACCCGATCAGGGTGTGTCAATACTTTCAATCTGCAAAATCATAGGCAGACCGGCCTTTGAGCATGTTGATCTCCATGCCACGGCGGATGTGACGCTTGGTCATCAGCTCCCACCATTTAGCAGGTGCGTTGGCAGCTTCAGGATCGCGCATGGCCTTTTCGGCACGAGCCTGAAGGGCTTCAAGGCGTGCGATCTGATCGGCCTTGCGCTGTGCTGGCGTTTGAGCGGCTGTGCGACGGCTGTAGGCTTGAGGATTGACCATGAGGCTAGAAGCGGTGGGGGCTCTTTGCCCCCGATATTTTTATTATATCACACGCTTTCATAGCGTGTCAACGTTTTCAGTCTACATTGTCGAAGTGGCTGGCCTCTTCGGTCGGCTCATTGCGCAGCTCTTCAATGCTGCGCATGCAAGCCTCAAAAGTGCGCATGTTCTGCAGGTAGACCTGCTGCCAACCAAGCTCTTTGTCGATCTTGGCCTGCTTTGCCCGGTAGGCGAAGGTCATGGCCAGGTCGGTGTTCTGGCGGATGATTTGTGCTTTTTCGAAGCCGGTCATGATCAGAGAAAAAAGGGGCTCATTGCCTCCCATATACGTAGTATATCATGCCAAAAGGGAAAATGTCAATCCCTTTCAGCATGAATCACTCGATAAAAGGCCAATTCAAGGGCCGTGAGGCCTTTGGTGGATTTGGCCGCAGCTGCCTTCTTCTTGGCTGCGGCGATGACATCCTGGGGGCGATGCCCCCAGCCGGTCTGACCTGTCATCAGGCGTGCATGGCGCGGTAGGTGGCCAGGCCTTGCTCGGTCAGGCAGATGTAACGCTCAGACTTTGCGTTGCTGTTCCAGGAGGTGGTCTCCATCATGCCTGCCTTCTTGAGATTGGACAAACGGGGTGCGTTCTTCAGGCTGATCTTGGGGATATCGCGGCCAAGGCGTGCAGCAGGAGGATGGCCGTTCTCGAAGTTCACGTCATCAGAGGCAGCGTAGATCTCAGCTGCCAGCTCGAAGAAGAAATCTTTTGTGGCCTGATTCAGCTTGTCCCAGGTGATGCCGCTGCTCTTGGTCTTCTTGGTGGCCTGGGGCTGAGCCTTCGCGTTGTCTTGAATTTCGATCCTTGCAGCTAACGTCTGGACTGCTTCTTCTTTGCTGATGCGCTTGTTGCCGGCAAAGATGTAGCCGTTGGGGCGGAATTCGATGCCGCGATTTCGGGCAACGCTGCCGTCTTTTTTCGAGACTTGTAGCTGGCGCTCGACGATGTGAAGAGCTTGCTCGGTGAAAGTGCGGGCCATGATGTGAAAGGGAGGGCTCTTTGCCCTCTATATACAAAGTATAGCATACACTTTCACAGAGTGTCAACAATTTTATATCAAATACGCACGTCTAGGGCATCAAGCGCTCCTACGTTCTGACACATTGCCGCCTGCTGCACTGTGCGAATATCGCGCCGCTGCAGGCAGGCTCTTTCTAGGATCTCCTCTTTGCTACCGCCATCCTCAGCCGCTTGCATGTAGGCCTGCAGCTTTTTACGTGCGCCATTCGGTATGTGGATCATCAAAGACTTGGTGTCGATGCACCTGGTGATAGCCTGCCTGATCCACCAGTATGCATAGGTCGACATCTTATAGCCGCATTCCGGGTCGTATTTTTCAGCTGCCCGCTGCAGACCCAGGGTGCCTTCTTGGATCAGGTCCTGGAAGGTGAGTGGCGTGCCCTTGATCGCGTAGGTGTACTTCTTGGCGATCGATATCACCAGCCGCAGGTTGCTGCAGACGAACGTATCACGTGCACGCCGACCAGAGCGCACCACTGACGGCGGTGGATCGGGGTGCTGCAACCAGGCCTGAATGCGCCGGCCCAATTCAATCTCTTGATTCTGCGTGAGTAGCGGATACCGTGTTGCCGTTGCGATGAAATCGCCGATATCGGTCATACTCACATAGAGCTCAACGCATAAAATAGCGAATGAGTGGATATCGAATCAAGTGCCGAGCATACTGGATTCTGTCTCAGATGGCCTGATCTTGGCAGATCCAGAGGATGAAGGCGTTTCTGCAGAACAGGTGCTGAGCCGACTCAATGCCACATTGTTGCCACATCAGACTGCCTTCTGCGAAGACCAGGAACACCGGATTCTTGGCCTGGTGTCGGGATTCGGCGCAGGCAAAACATATGGCCTGTGCGCCAAGGCCATCAACATCGCGGCTGCCAACATCGGCTACGTGTCTGCGATCTTCGAGCCTGTTGCGCCGATGCTGCGTGACATCCTCGTGCGGTCGATGGACGAGCTGCTAGAAGCCATCGACCTGCCATATGACTTCAGGGTGTCGCCGCTGCCAGAATACGTGCTGAAGTTCAAAGAGGGCGAGCACACCATACTGCTGCGGACCATGGAGACATGGAATAGGATTCGAGGGCAGAACCTGTGCGCGGTAGGTTTCGACGAAGTAGACACCACCAATAAGCGCACGGCAGAGCAGGCATCACGCATGGCACTGGCTCGCTTGCGTTCTGGCAATGTGCAGCAGTTCTACGTGGCGACCACGCCTGAGGGCTTCGGCTGGGCCTGGGAGACGTTTGAGCGCGAGACCGCACCTGACAGGCGATTGATCCGTGCACGGACCGCCGACAACCCGCACCTGCCTGACGGGTTCATCGACTCGCTGATGGCGAATTATCCAGAGAAGCTGATCAAGGCATATCTGGAGGGCCAATTCGTCAATCTCAATACTGGTGCTGTCTACGACCGGTTCAACCGTGAGACCCATATCAGCCAGCCGCCGATTGGCCTTGATGGCGAGCCGCTGCGAGTGGGCCTCGACTTCAACGTGTCAAACATGTCGGCTGTCATCGCTGTGCGCACCAACAACCAGTTGCACGTCATCGACGAGATCAGCGGTGCGCACGATACCGACGCACTTGCTAAGGAGATCAAGTCGCGATATCCTCACCGCAAGGTCTATATCTATCCCGATGCTTCTGGCGGCAACCGCAGCACAAACGCGACACGCACTGATATTCAAATCTTGGAATCTTATGGCTTTAGCAATCAGTCTCCCAAGGCGAATCCTCCAGTACGTGACAGGGTGGCTGCTGTACAAGCTGCTCTGGAGAACGGCAAAGGCGAGGTGAGACTGCAAATCGCGCAGCAGTGCACCCGCACGATTGAGTCGCTAGAGCTTCAAAGCTACACAGATAAAGGCGAGCCTGATAAAGACGCCGGGTACGACCACATGAACGATGCCCTGGGATATCTGGTCTGGCGTGAGCTGAACCCGCTCTACGTCAACGCCGGCAGGGGCACAGGCATCCGGCTCTATTAAACTACAGGTATCGGGCTCTGGGCGGTCGTGTATTCAGGATACAATTTTTATGACCGCAAAGCAGCGGCCAATGTCACGCACGTCAACGACCCGAATGGTGCGTGGGTCAATCAAGAGCCGCACTGGGTGCTGATTGAAGACCTGATCGGCGGCACCTATGAAATGCGACGGCGGCACAGGCGATACCTGCCGCAAGAAGTGCGTGAGCTGGACGAGAGCTACGATCGGAGACTCGCACGTAGTGTGTGCCCGCCATATGCACAGCGTCTCGAAAGGATGCTGGCCGGCATGCTCACTCGGAAGCCTGTCAGGCTGAATGACTCGTCGGATCTAATTCGAGAGCAGCTATTCGACGTTGACCTTATGGGCAACGACCTGAATATGTGGACATATGAAACGGCCCGCAAGATGGTCAGATATGGGCATGTCGGTGTGCTGGTGGATGCACCACCGGCTGGCACCATGGGCCGGCCATACTGGGTGACGTACACGCCGCGTGACATTCTCGGATGGCGGTCAGAGTTGACTGATGGCGCACAACGGCTGACCATGCTGCGACTGGCCGAAAAGGTGACCGTGCCTGACGGCGAATTTGGCGAGAAGGTAGTCGACCAGATCCGTGTGTTGACGCCTGGTGAATTCAAGATTTATCAGCGGAAGGAAAAAGGCGATTTTGAGGTGACTGATGAAGGCACCACCAGCACCACCGAGATCCCATTCAGTGTGGCATACGCCAACCGCGTTAATTTCCTGGAGTCGCGGCCACCGCTTGAGGATATCGCCGAGCTGAACCTCAAGGCATATCAGGTCCAGTCCGATTTAGACAACCAGCTGCACATTTCGGCCGTACCGATGTTGGCCTTCTTCGGCTTCCCATCAGCTGCCGAAGAGGTGAGCGCCGGACCTGGCGAGGCAATTGCATTTCCAGCGGAAGGCCGCGCTGAATATATCGAGCCTGCAGGCAACAGTTTTGATGCGCAGTTCAAGCGGCTGGCGCAGATTGAGCAGCAGATCAACGACCTTGGCCTGGCGGCAGTACTGGGCCAAAAGCTGTCAGCCGAGACAGCCGAGGCCAAGAGGATCGACCGCAGCCAAGGAGACTCGACGATGATGGCGATCGCACAGCAGATGCAGGACATGATCGACAACTGCTTGCGGTTCCATGCGGAATTCCTGCAGGACACGCAACCTGGCAGCAGTTATGTCAACCGTGACTTCCTGGGCCAGAGGCTCGAAGCGCCTGACGTGGCGGCACTGCTGCAGCTGTACACGGCCGGCACCATCACGCAGAAGACATTGCTTGACCGGCTCGCCGATGGCGAGATCCTGGGCGATGAATTCGAAGTCGAAGAAGAACTAGAGGCCACGCAGCTTGATGGGCTGGCGGCAGAGCCTGATGCACCACAGGTGACGCCTGGCCAAGACGAAACCATCCTGCCTGAGTGATGACTAGTGAGCACGCCGACTGTTCTGTTCCGCAATGCCATCGACCTGAATAGGTACAGCAACAACGTATCTAGACGACTGGTCGAGTCTTATAACCGCATCATCCTTGAATCGCTGCGCGAGTTGGATGTGCTGGGTGTCGAGAACCCAACCTACAGGGCAGTACGGCTGCGGTCGATATTGGCACAGCTCAAAGAATCGCTCGATGGATGGTCGACTGAGAGCCTTGGTCTGCTGGCTGAAGAACTGACCGGGCTAGCCGAGATCCAATCTACACAGGCTGCTGCCAATCTGCGAAATGTACTACCACGTGGCATGCGCGATGCGGTCAACACGGTAGAGATCAGCCCCCAATTTGCCCGGTCTGTAGTGACGACCGATCCACTAGATACTGGTGTGGCGGTGCTAAGCGACGAGCTGCGAGACGTGCCTGCCGCATTCAGCCTGACGGCACGGCAGGGTGCTGTGATCACGCTGCCTGGTGGTGGCACCGTACAAAAGGCATTCCGAGGATTGGCGGAGCAGAATGCTGCCAGATATGGGCAGATCATCCGCGATGGACTGCTAACTGGCGAAACTACTGATCAGATCGTCAGGAGATTAGCAGGAACGCTGCGATTCGGCCAAAGAGCGAGATCTGCGCGGCAACTGGCACAGGCAGGCGGGCAGGTGACCAGCCTGGCGAATCGGCAGGTGATGGCGCTGGTGCGAACGACCATCAACCAGGTGTCCACTGCAGCCAGCCGTGCCACCTATGAGGCCAACCGCAGCATCACACCGAAGTACCAGTATGTCGCCACGCTGGACAGCCGCACGTCACCGATTTGTCGTGAGCTGGATGGTCAAGAATTCGCGTATGGCGACGGTCCGACACCACCGCAGCACTTCAACTGCAGATCTACCATCGTGCCAGTCGTGGACTTCGAGGCGCTGGGTCTGCCCAGGCCACCTGAAGGCATGCGAGCTAGTGCCAAAGGTCAAGTGCCGGCCGACATGACGTACGGCGAGTGGATCTATAGCATGCGCAACACAGATGAAGGTCGAGAAGAGATCAAAGCGGCATTCAAGACCAAAGCGCCGTATTTCATGCACATGGCTAAGAAATTCGGGCCGAATCAGGCGATGCGCAAATTCCTGAGGGATGACGGGTCCGAGGTAACATTGGATGTACTTCGCAGACGGTACCCCAGTGTCTGAGATGCACTCAAAATACAAATTCACGCATCAAGGTGAGGCAGCACCAGCTGATTCACCAGCCAAACCGGCAGCCAAGAAAAAGGCAGCCAAGAAAACCACTACCGAGGACGAGTGATGCCCAGCTACAAAGGACCCAAGAAGCCACCCCAGACCAAAATGGGTGGCAAGAAAAAGCCGATCAAGAAAAAATGAAAAAGGGCACCCGAGTTAGCTGGATGTACCAGGGCAAGCGCACCTTTGGTGTCGTGACAGGCTCGGGTGGCAAACGCGCCAGCATCAAGACCAAATCGGGCGGCACCGTCACGCGTGTGGGCTCTGATGAAGATCCGGTGATCCGCATCAAGTCAGAGTCTACCGGCAATGCCGT